TCCATAATAGCACCTTGTGCCTGCACGCCTCCATGAGATGAAACGAACTCGCGATGAACATGATCAGACCGTTGTCGTCACCCGATGCGTCGCTGGTGTATTATAGAAGTTTATATTTCGATTTTATATCACTTATAAGTTTAATAACCCACGGTTCCGGTTTAATCTGAAGGTACCCATATTCATCATATTCTACGACATTCTTCGGAAGTTCCTGTGCTATGACACCAACTTCATCGCCACGCCTTCCATATGTGGATGCAGCGATCTCATTCCACGTCCAAGAATATACGTTGAAGCCATTCTCGACACCAATCTTCCTTATATTATCCTTCAAACGTTTATCAGACCGCCGTCTCCTCCTTTTCCTAGATCTCGAACGACCCCTAGATCTCGAACGACCCCTAGATCTCGAACGACCCCTAGATCTCGAACGACCCCTAGATCTCGAACGCCTCTTCTTGGCGGCAGCCCTTCTTCTGGCAGCAGCCCTCTTGGCGGCAGCCTTCTTGGCGGCAACCCTATTGGCAGCAGCAGCCCTTCTTCTGGCAGCAGCCAGTCTACTGGCAGCAGCCCTCCTGGCAGCAGCAGCCTTCCTGGCAGCAGCAGCCCTTTTACTGGCAGAAGCCCTTCTACTGGCAGCAGCCCTCCTGGCAGCAGCAGCCTTCCTGGCAGCAGCAGCCCTTCTACTGGCAGCAGTACGCCCAGTTTTCCTCGTAGTTCTCCTCCTCGTAGTTCTCCTCCTCGTAGTTCTCCTCCTCGTAGTTCTCCTCCTCGTAGTTCTCCTCCTCGTAGTTCTCCTTCTCGGCTTCCTTTTTTTACTCTTTAACCCCCTCGTTAAACGTCGAATAGAAGCCCTGGCCTGTGCAGGACTCATCTTTCCCCTGGACCTAGCACGCCCAATTTTCCTAGCAGTCCTCCTTACCCGCCTCTTTTTAAGAGTTCTTTTTCTCGACTTCCGAGAATTACTTAGCCTACCAGCCTTAACAGCCTTTTCGACCCTGGCTTTACTAGCCTTAGCGTCCCGGGAAGTCTTATCATTGCGCGCTTTGCCAGACCTAGAAGAAGCGGCCTGTTGTCTCTTCAATTCAGCTTCCAGCTTTTTTATCTTATTCGCACTATCCCTCATTTTACGGGCGGTGGCAGCCTTGTGTTTGTTAATATCCGCATTGGTTTTCTTATTTACCCTGGTCTCATTTGCCCTCGAATCCTTCATTTTTTTGACCATGGCAGCGTGTTGTTTTTTTATCTTAGCATACTCTGCCTGAAGCTTTTTTATCTTAGCTTCATTTTCCGGTGAAATTTTAGGTTTAATATATTCTTTACCATCAACAGTTACTACCTGCTTAGGATCGTATGTTTCACGGACTACTTTCGATAATACATAAACGACAATAATGACAATCGAAAATAAGATCATATATCTTATTTTGTCCTTCATTTATATAAGATCACATTTTTTTGAGGGCCATCTTGGATTGTTTAATCATAGTATCTGCTTCTTCTTTGAAAATTTTATTCACTTTCTGTTGATTAAGTTCTTTAATTTTCTGATTAACAGTATTGATCTGTTTAGTTTTTTTCACCAAATCCACACCACTTTTAAGAGATAAGGATTTCTTTGCATTTTCGTATAACTGTTCTTTCTGTATACCAAGTGTATTCATAAGTGTCGTGAACTCGGCTGTACGCTTTTCAAATGCGTCTTGCTTTTTCAGCATTTCCGCTTTAAGTTTCTCATCTTTCTCAACCTTTCCGGCGATTTTTTCAGATTCTTTAGCAAATTTATCGACGCGTTCGGCTTGTGCTTTCTGAGCGGCTTCCATCTGCTTTTTAATTTCCATCGCCTTTTTCAAATCGTTTCGAGCCTCTACCATCTTTGAGTTTACACTGGAATCAAGTTCTACGATTGCGCTCGTACTCATATTTAACATATATCAATAAAAAATTATTTGAGATTAAACTTTGGTGAAAACTGATTAGCATATAGGAAACCCCTACGCGTTTCGTTACCATCACTAAACGTATCATTTCGCGGTTTAACCGTGGACTTATCATCTATTAAAGTCACACCGGCTAAAAGAAAGGCTACGAATCCGAGAAGTCCGTATGGCATTTACTGTATCGAAATATTTTTTAATCTGTCACGTAGTGTCATACCGTCTCTTCCCGGGATCTCGGAAATTGATACACATTTCACGTGACTGAATATATCACCATGGGTTTCACAAAGTGTGCACGGTGACACCGGAACTTCCAGGGGTTTATGATTATGTTTGGGGATATCCCGCTGTTTGTTCCGTTTGACTTTACTGATAATCTTCGGTGCTGATGGATCGTGGCGCTCACAAAAATCCTGATCCGTTAGACACGGGCGCTTACACGGGTTTCCGCGGATGTTTATACCTGTACAGCACCGTTTCTTTTCTCTTGGAGGCTTCACTTGCTTGGGCTCTTTGGGAGGCTTTGAATGTACTTTACACGTTGCAGCACCCTCGAGACAAAATTTCATACACTGCGTACCCTTTCCTGTGGTGCACGGGCAACGAACTTTGCTGATCTTGATTGTTGGGACCCGCCGACTTTTTCTGAGTTCTTCATTTTCTAAACGAAGCGCGGTCAATTCCTTCTCAAGAGTTTCGATTTTGGTGGTTAACTCACACTGCATTCTTTTGAATTTATATTTAGAGATGGGTGGGGTCTACTTAGGTTATTTTTTTATATGTAATAATAAGATGTCGACTTCGATTCACGATATACCTAAAAAGGTCCAGTACATTGTTTTAGATTCTAATTTTGTAAACGGATCGAATAATACGTTTTCTTTAGATTTGACTTTAAAATCAAATACGCACGTGGAAGATTTCGGTCGAGTTTTAGGTATAAAGATGGTTGATTTTTACATTACACAAGTCGGTGAAGATAATCCAAATAGTGATGATCATGCAAGTAACATAGCCAAGTTTGTAGATGTTATATGTCCCGACATTCCAAAAGTTGCGCAGATGTTAGATGAAAGACACGGACAGATTTTAGCAAGAGTGCCGTTGGAACGACATTTTAACCACGCTTCACATATGGTTATTCGGGATAAACAATGGAAAAGTTTCAATCGAAAAACGAATTATTTCAATCCTATATCAATAAAAAAATTAAATTTCAATATATATGAACAACAAGATGACGGCGACTATGTAACTCTCCAACCCGACTCTCAATGGTTTATGGTTTTGGAAATCACTACTGTAGATGTGAAAGAAAAGCCGATTAATAAAGAAGTACAAATTTTAGAAGCTTTACACACTCTCATCGGGAAGATTGATACGTTAAATATGAATGTCAAAAAGCTTCCGGAGAAAGAAGAAGAAAAACCAAAACGCAAGAAATATTCATTCAATTATATTTTACTAGCGTTAGCTGTTTTAACTGGGGGGTACGTGTATTTTGTAAATAAGCGAGGGGGTGGGGGTGTATCGATACCTCAACCACCGATGGCAATTCCGCGTTAAATTAACGTATCATACAAATTGTCGTCAATGGGACTCTGATATTTTCCGTCGTTCCATCTGTTATTATCCTTTTCGACCGCCTTTACATGAAGTATAGCTAGTTTCGGGAGAGCCTCGAGTGCAACCTTTTTTTTACAACCCGTTATCACTTCATGTAGACTATTAGAATAACGTATCTCGGGATCATTTTTGTACACCCTACACATGAAATCTGGCCAGTTGACCCAATCCATCTCATTTACGGTAAAGTCGTGTGCCTTATACCATTCTTCTGTTGCACCCAGACAAATATTGAGTCTAGGTATCATTATCAAATCCGCACCAGAATTTTTTATAATATGTTTGATATTTTTTATGAGTAGTTCTTTAGGCATTTCATCTGGATCTAACATAAAAATATACTCCCCCGAACAATTCTCGATATGAAAGTTTCTCTGCGCGCTAAAATCGCCGTCAAATTCCCGTTCACATGTGACGATATCACTTTCAAAGTACTTAAGTACATCTCGAACCTTCTGTGTGACGTGTTTAGTATCGACCAAAATATTAATCTCGTCTTCGACGTCTTTCACTCGTTTTAGAAATGATATAAGAGAATACAAATCTCTCGATTCGTTACATACCATAATGGAGTATGAAATCCTCATTTGACTAATTAAAGATAATTATCTTTAATTGGTTATGATCCCTAAAACCATTCATAAAGTAATTATCGTAGATGGTGGTAAAATCCCAGCGTTACCCGATGGCATGAAAAAGGCTCTCGAGACGTGGTATCGTATGAACCCCGGGTATAAAATCAAGATATATTCGGGTGACGACTGTCACGCGTATATCAAAGACCATTTCGATAAGGATGTTTTAGATGCATATAACACTCTCAAACCTTATTCATATAAATGTGACCTGATGCGCCAGTTAATTTTATATAACGAGGGTGGGTGGTATACAGATGCTAGAATGGTATGCTACCAACCATTAGATACGTTACAAAAATATAATAAAGAAATTTATGTATGCATTGACACACCTCAACAACAACTGTATATGACGAACGGATTCATAGGGTCAACCCCAAAACATCAAATTTCCAAGAAGATGATTGATATAATTTTATGGAACGTGACTCATGGGCATTATGGTGTGGACTGCCTCACACCGACCGGGCCAGGTGCGTATATAAATGCATGTATCGATCACGTTAGAAAGTTTCCTGATAAGTGTCTGTTAGGAAAGCACGTTATAGAAAATGGGGAACAGTTTATAGATTTTGATTGTGGTCGAATTGCTAAAGTGAAATACAATAACGCCAAGGGTGCCGACAACGATGATATAACCGGTGGGAATAATTACGGTGAAATGTGGAGAAACTGGGACGTTTATTTGACCTGATCAAATAATTTTAATATACTTAAGGGATATCCCATTATATAACTAATGTGCGGTATACTCACTATATTCGGCGAGGAGGTTGACGTACCCGAACACCTCCTTACTCATAGGGGGCCAGACGCGTACAGAACTAAAACACTTGGTAAATGTCGTATGGATTTCTACCGCCTTAAGATCAACGATCTCACAGACGCTGGTATGCAACCTTTCACAAACCGGGGTCGTATGTTAACATGTAACGGTGAAATTTACAATCACAGGGATTTTCGCACTGGTGTCGAAATGAGTGAGAGTGACTGTGAAGTTATCATACCTCTCATAAGAGATTACGGAATCATGAAAACCGTCGAGCTTCTCAGGGGAGATTATGCATTCACGTATACCGACGGTAAACGAATTTTAGCGGCGCGCGACCCCTACGGAGTTCGCCCAATGTTTTTCACGAGATACGATGAAGGTTCTATAGCCTTTGCGAGTGAGGTGAAGGCACTCATGTTTCTGAAATCTGAAATACACGTCTTCCCGCCGGGACATATATATGATTCTGCGATAGACGATTTCATGTGCTACCACAATTCATACTGGTACATATACAAGCACGTATCAAACACTGGCGACGATGCAGTAAAATCGCGTCTCGAATCATCAGTATTGAAGCGACTCGAAAACACCGACCGCGAAATAGGGTTTCTACTCTCAGGTGGTCTGGATAGTAGTCTTATCGCTTCTATAGCCGCAAAGAAACTTGGTAAAATTAAGACATTTTCAGTCGGCCTCGAGGGAAGTCCAGATCACGAGGCGGCGCGTGTCGTGGCAGACTATATAGGAAGTGATCATTCAGAAGTATATTTTACCATAAAACAAGGTATAGATCTGGTACACGACGTTATTAAATCACTAGAATCTTATGATACCACGACTGTACGAGCGAGTGTTCCGATGTGGATTCTTTGTAAATATATCAAAGAGAATACGAATTGTAGATATATATTTTCGGGTGAGGGTGCGGACGAAATTCTAGGGGGGTACCTATACTTTCATAACGCACCCAGCGTTGATGACTTTGCACTCGAAAATATGAGACGTTTGCGTCTGATTCATCAATTTGATGGGTTACGTGCAGATAGATGCGCGAGTGCGCATGGCCTCGATCTCATCGTACCATTTCTCGACACAGACTTTGTTGATATGTGTATGAATATGAACCAAAATGAAAAAGTTGGGAAAGTTGAAAAGGCTGTATTACGCAAAGCTTTCGAAGGATATTTACCCGATGAAATTTTATGGAGACGTAAGGACGGTATGAGCGATGCGGTTGGTACGAATTGGGTACAGTCGATTAAACAGTATGCTGAAACGTGTATAAGCGATCGGCGATTTTCTAAAATTAAAGATCAGGCGAAGGGATATAATACACCACTCACTAAGGAAGAGGCGCTGTACCGCGAAATATTTTGGAATTTATACGACCGCGACAATGATCACCTGATAAGTGAAATTTGGAGACCAAAATGGACATGTATCACGGATCCAAGTGCGCGTCTTTTGATTAACAATCCTACATAACATTACCCTTTGCATCTAATACGAATGCTAATTGTGGCGTTCTCTCAACTTCGTCCAAATTTTTAACCGATAAACACACACACCTTTCTACTACCGCATTCGGATATGCACTTTTTACGACGTTTTCAAAATCATCAAGACTCTTGAGCTGTTCTTCAGCCTTTTTATATCCATGATCACCACTTTTACCCTCGATAATATAAATCTCTTCGTTCATCTTTAGTACCAAGTCGGGAATATTCATCTCCTTTGGTATTGAAACAGTAGATTCTTTACTCGAAAACTTACTACGTGCACCGCCGGCATGATTATGGAATAATATTTCAATTCCGTTAGTATATGCGAGAACATGAAGAAGAATTGTAGAAAGTTTTTCTGATACAGTTCCCCTCAACTTTTTATAGTATGAACTCCTCAAGGGTGTACCGAGAGTTGTCACGTGATCAAACCCTTTAAGGCGAAGGTCTATTTGCCGATTTGCCATCATAAATTTATGACTTGGACTACACATCTTTTCGACGCCGTGTGAAGTGACCCAGATTTTACATGAGGGTATCAACCTGTGGATCGTAGATGCCAATAACGATACGATACCAATGTTAGGGTCGTTACAAATCTGTCGCGTGACACCTTTGGAAAGTAACGCGTTAATAGTGAACGTGTCAAAATCCGTTTGATAAATGAGGAGAGGTACATTTCCTGCTTTCTTTTTGATTGAATTTACTCGAAATATCAGCTCGTTTACCGTCTCGAAGGGTTGGACATCTCCTATGACGTCAGTGAATGGATCATCGCGGTATATCACCATGGCGCCGTTAGTTTTATAAAGACGTGAATGTAGACGAGCGGTGTCTGTTTCAGACGTCGGGCGCTGAGAATACATAAAAATAAATGGTATGTCCGGGTAATACTGACGGGCTACAACCAATTTTGTCGCTCTTTGACCAAAACACGTGTTTCGGGACTCCGATTCTGTTGTTTGTGTGGCCTCTACGAGTAAAAAAGGTTCACCATCACGCATGACTATATAGTCACACATAGAACCACCGGGTTTGATAAATTCTATTGACACATTTTCAAAACCGCGAATGTTTAGTACCCACGTCCACATTCCTTCATCATCAAATGGGACGTCATATACTACATTTTCAACGCGTTTTTTGAATATATGCGAAAGAATACAAGCGACGTCTTTCTCTTGGGGATATTCTTCTGTTAATATCGTAATCATGGTTACGAAAAGGTTTTTCGTATTCTAACTTAGGCTCACTCTTTTATCCATCTTAGCAAAAATCGTCGTATCTTTCTCAAATCCCGTATATACACGACCAGTATTCACACACGCAACTGCCGTTGTGGCTGAACCCATACACGAATCAAGAACAACGTCACCTTCGTTGCTAAATGTTTTTAGTAAATACTCTATGAGCTGTAGAGGCTTCTGTGTAGGGTGTATACATTTACCTTCATTTTTAAACTCGAGTACACTTCGAGGATAGTTTGTCACTGTTTGAACGTAATCGTTTTGAACTTTCCGCCCTTTTCGATGCTCGGTGTCACCAGTTTTACCTTTCATGATCTTGTTACATTCAATCGTACCCTGTGGATTGTAAGTCATCTTGTTTTTCGCGTTTTTAGAAGTCTTACCATTTGAAAAGATGAGTATATCCTCATGCTCACACAAAAATTTATATGGTGCCTGTGCAAATCCACCAGGCTTTGATTTCTTCCACACGAGTGAATATTTAAACATTTCATAATTTGACGATACGAGACGACTCGTAAACGGTTGTTGACCGAACAACACTACAGTTCCAAAGGGTTTGAGTACTCGCTTAAATTCTTTCCACATTGTTGGTAAATCAATCACGGTGTCCCACTTACATTCAGTTACACCGTATGGTAGGTCAGTGCATATGAGATCTATGCTTGCACTTGGGATACGCACCTCCATACCACGTAGACAACACTCATTGAAAATACGATTTTTCCAGTTTAAACGCTCGCGTCGCGTGCATATATGAAGTCTCTCCACTACGGTCGATTCACCTTTACCGTTACACGTAAACCGTTTGTGATCAAATTCTACGCGTTCATACTCACCGTAACTCTTGAATATTTCGACGATTTCGGAATCTGGAATGATCCCCTCGTTATTGTAACTCATTATAACGAGTTTAGCTTTCGATTTTTCCATAAACTCTTTGAGTTCGTCAACACATTTGGGTTTTGAACACCAAGCAGATTGCTGAACATGTAGCGGTGTACCAGTTTTATTATCTTTGACTTGTATGTCTTCCTCGTACTTAGATAGAGTCTCTAGTACGTGGTAATACGTCGCATAATTTCGCTGGTTGTATGGTGGGTCCATATAAATGACATCATAGTCTTCATGGATAATGCTTTTAGAGTCACAATTATATACGTCACCCATGGGCGCGGACGTGTTATCGATTATCTTTTCGAGAATAAACGGCTTGAGTGCGCGAGGATCCCATGTATCATTATACGCACCGTAGGTACCCGGTATATTGGAGAATTTCGAAACGGATTCAATGAGATTGCCTAGCAGTAACATACGTGTATCTTCATCTATATCCCAATCTCGTATATGTTTGCGCATGGCGTCGATCTTCATAGCATTCTCGGTCGTAAAATACTTACGTCCACCTTCGGGTGAATACAATTTTGTAATGATACCGTGTACCGGCGGTAGATTGTTCAATTCTATCACGTGATCATCTATATTGACATCTTTTGGTACCTTCGCGCGACAATAACATAGTACGTACGCATAGTGGTTTATGTCACACGAGCTCACGTGGTCGAAATGTTCACATAGTTCGCGCGCCACGCACCCCGTTCCACCGAAACAGTCTAGAACTTTCGAATCTTTCGGAACCCGCGTGCGTATCTCTTCCACAATATTCGATACAAGAGCATTTTTATTCCCAAGGTATCGCATGTATAATTTAGACGTTATAACTTTAAATGACCTCTATAATCAAGAATGAATCCTAAATATGAAAAAATTCTCAATCAGATTGATACCATAAAAAAACTTGTTCATCTTCCACGGAGACTCGTGCGTCCAGATATCACGACGAGCCAGATCCTAGTCCTAGAAAAAAACGTTAAAGATCTGTTTCAAGAACTGGAAAATAAGTTATTAATATCTAATCAGAAGCGGCGTTCAGGCCCCCTTTGAATGAGAAACATATGGTCATACATGTGAAGTAGACCAATAGAGAGTGCGATCGTGGAGACGACCACAGTGTTTGTCTTTCTCGCAGTCCACACGTGAGCGAGAATGAGACCGATTAGAACAAGCTGAACGATGCTCAACTTGGGCATTCGGAGAACGAAGCGCTTGTCAAGTGTATCAACCTTTTCAGTGGGTTCGGGCGTCGCGTACATAGATTGTGTTTTATATCCGGGCATTTATTATATACAGATGAAATATTTTTCACTCCTCCTGATACTGGTAGCATTTGACTATTTGAAAAATCCTATAGACCGCTTATATTTCACTTCACCCATGCGTCCATTATACGGAATACGGAACACTATCGTGGATATCTTCATGTATAAACCTACATATGACATACGTAGTTTCCATGGCTTGAAGTTTTTACAACCAAGACATAAAGAAATACGCGAAGAATACGATAAATATTCTCACAAATTTAATAAAATATATTATCACGAAGAAGACCCGTGGTTTCCACCTGACAGAAAGTATTATTATTACAAGGCGTGTTATTTCCCAAAACTGTACACGTTATTGCGACAAATACCATGTATACGAAAGGATACTGCCGTGTTAGCCGTTATGGAAGGTGCGTATGAAATACCAGCACATCGCGCAGAGTCTAATTTGTACTTGAGGTACCATCTCACTATAAAGAGTGGTGGTGAATGCACACTTTATACTGACACTGGAAACCATTCACACGACGAAGGTTCCGAATTTTTATTTGATCACTCCAGATACCATGAAGTTAAAAAACCGGGCAATGGAACAAGAGTTGTACTTATCTTAGATGTACATAGATTTCCTATACACCGGGCAGAGTCTTCTTCTTGGAAGCGGCGGTCTTCTTAGGAGCAGCCTTTTTCTCGTCCGTCGCAGTAGACTTACACTTACACTCACACGCAGGACCGACAGGACCAGCGGGACCGACAGGACCAGCGGGACCGACAGGACCAGCGGGACCCCGCTCCCCCTGAGAACCGGAACCCGTAGAACCGTTTTCGACCGCATCGAGTAGTTTCAAGATGACATCGTAGATACGCGACTTGTCAATTCGGGTACGTTTGAGTTCTTCTTCGATTTCTTTACGCAAAGAGTCCATTGTATATATATAAAAGAAAGATTATCTTTAATAGATATGATCATCATAGGACCGACTCTCAAATCCGGAATCGGACAACACGCGTATAAATATTCAACCTTATTCCCTGATCAAAATTACCATCTCATCGGTACAGAACTTCCCGAGTGTGAACATGGCCTGATATTTACGATCCCCGTGAGAGAACAAATCGAATACATCAAGTATGCGAAAACCAGAGTAAAAAACCTAGCATGCATGACCGTGTGTGAGACTGAAACTGTTCATGAGGATTACGGTCTTCTCGTCGAACAATTTAGCACTGTATTTGTACCCAGTGAGTTTTGTAAACGCGTTTTATCGAGACAGTTTCCCAATACGACATTTAAAGTTATACATGCATATATTCCGAATCAACACAAAAAACCGTACGTGTTTTATCATATAGGTAACATTGGAGACCCTCGTAAAAATTTCAGAGAAGTTCTACGAGCTTTCATTCGTTTGAACAAAGAAGATACACGTCTCGTAATTAAAGCTACGTGTAACACCGATGTACGTATCGAACTCCCGCGTGTCGAAGTTATAAACGGCCTCGTTTCCGATGAACGTATGAATGAGATACACGACAGGAGTGACTGCTATGTGAGTTTCTCACATTCCGAGGGTGTCGGTATGGGTGCGGTTGAAGCTGCGATCAGGGACAAACCTGTCATCATTACGAATTACGGGGGTGCGCCCGAGTATATCAAAACACCGTATACGATTGATTGTGAACTTCAAGAATTGGAACAAGACGATTTCTTGTTTAAAAAGGGAATGACTTGGGGAAAACCAAACTTTGACCAACTCTTGGAGTTCATGACACACGCGTACGAAAACAAGGTCCGAGAAATGAATCACGAACATACGAAGAAACTCGTAAGTAGAGAAGGGGTATTACGCGAATTCGTCGACAATATAATTGGTAACGAAAACGACAAGACCCGTAAGAATAGCTCCGGATCCTAAAGAACCTTTCTGAGAGATGAGAAACATATTGAGATCGTCGATAAATCCGATACCCGTGGGCTTCTTAAGGATATCCGGCATAATCTTGGCAATTGCTAAATAAACAATCATAGATATTATCACAGGTTTTAACGTGTCTTGATCAAACATTTATATTACACTCACAAAATAATACGCTTAGTTCCCAATACCTTTTCAGAATCTTTCACCGTATGTTTTTTACAGAAACAACCATTCACTGCCCTGAAAGAACATTTTTTCCCTTTCATAGTTAACGCTTGGCAAATTCCAGTCACACTTCTTTTCTCAACGACCCTTTCCGGGAGATCCTTGATAAAAATGAGAGTACGTGACCGTTTCTTATCTTCATGTGCCTTATAGGCCAATCTCATCTTCTCCACACTGCGCCTCAGGTGTTCATCTTGCATGTTCATGATTGTTTTCACGATTGAAATGTACATTATTTCACGGTTACTTAGGTAAATTTCCGCGTCTTATGCGAGTGACGTCTTCGAAAATTGGTTTGAGTTCTACCATTTTCGTATTTTTACAGAATTTAGTACGAGCGTCTTTAATCATATCGGTGATCGTCGAACTGTTAATCATAGTTTCATCACTTGTACATAAACGAGCCTTTATCTTCTCATAAACGCTCGCGGTCTCTTCAGAAAGAATGTCCGCGACGGTTCTGACAGCTTCAGACTTGAACGCAGCGGATTTGACTTTCACTTGCACCATCTGTTTAATTTTGTCGAGACGCTCCGTGGCCTTTTTACACGAAATTGACGTATTGGGCCCCGTGATTAGTTTAGACATTTGTTCATCACTCAAAATGCTGCACAATATGGAACGAAGAGTGTCACTTGACCGATTTTCCACGTTATCGATAAAATCAAGTATCTCATTTTCCCCCCTGGTAAATGAAATGCCGAAGATTCCGTCGTTACTACCAGAACTCATGACGGGTTTCGACGCGACTGTGTTTGTTTTAGGCTTCCTGGTAATAACAATACCTAAAACTATAATCAAAATTACGATAATGGAACCTAAAACGGGTATAATCATTTAAAGTATTATAACATTTTTATCTCATGAAATTGAAATGGACTTCTGTGTGTTATAAATGTAATGCTCCTCTACACCCATCTATATCGAAGACCACGAGCGAAGAGCGAAAATTAATCTCATATTATAAGCGTATACGCCCAATATTTATGATAAATAATCAGTCGCGTTACTCGTTTGTCGGTAGAAAAGTTGAAAGGGTATGCTACTGGTGTTTCAAGAACGTACCCAAATACACTTTCCATTCTTTAAAGGAACGTGAAATAGGTAAACGCGCGTACGTGAGAAGTCGGTCAAAAACGGTTAATGAAATATGTCATTGGTTCGATGGTCTGCTTAGAGAAGCGAATAATCGAAGTAGATATCGCGTTTAAAGTTTTGAAGCGCAATTTCTTGGCCGATTGTATTAAAAAAATGTGAACCTAAGCAAACTATAAATCCAATGTAATATTAAGATAAGATGACGTCACTGTATGAAATCGCACAACCCCTCACCACTAAATCTATGACAAATGCCGAGATTTGTGATATATTGAACTCACTCGCTGTTGGACTGCGCACATTTAAAACAACACATAAAGAGCGACGCCAGGTATTAGGTATTTTAGAAGAGTTGGGTAAACTGTCATAACAACCTAAGTTAGAGAGTACATTGTATTAAGAAGTAAGAAGAAATGGAATCAGTTCAAAAACTCACCCATATCGAACACGTTCTCAAGAGACCTGACTCGTATGTCGGTCCAGTCGAGTTGGGTATAGAACCTTACTGGATTCTTGATGGTGATAAGTTCTCCAAGAAGAATCTCAAGTACTCCCCAGCTCTACTGAAAATATTTGATGAAATCCTGGTCAATGCCATCGATCGCAACTCTCTCCACCCCAAGCAGGTCAGTTCCATCTCTGTCATCATAGACAAGGATGTGGGATCAGTCACTATCGAGAACAACGGACCCCTCGGTGGTATTGGTGTTCGTATGCATGAAAAGGAGGGTCTCTGGAACCCTGAACTTGTGTTTGGTCACCTTCTCACGAGCACCAACTATGATGACACACAAAAGCGTATCGTGGGTGGTCGCAATGGATATGGTGCCAAGCTGGCCAATATTTATTCCAGCGACTTCTCGGTGATCATCAAGGATCATGAGTCAAAGCAGACGTATACCCAAAAATGGTCGAAGAACATGACCGTATGTGACCCCCCAAAAATCAAAAAACATTCGGGCGCTACGTCGTCGGTCGCCATCACGTTCACTCCTGAGTGGAAGAGGTTTGGGATGTCAAAGATGGACGATACCATCTACAACATTTTCCAAAAGCGTGTTTGGGATGCGAACATTTGTACCACCCAAAACTGTAAAGTGAAGTTTAACGGCGAAGTCCTCCCAAAACAAAACTTTGAAGCTTATGCCAAGATGCATGAAGGTGTCCAAGAAGTTGCATCTGTCACCACCGACCGCTGGTCGGTATGTGTCGGACCCTCTGAGAATGGTCTCGAACAAGTCTCATTCGTGAATGGTCTCTGTACCATGAAGGGTGGTACTCACGTCGATCACGTAGCGAACATCATCGCCAATGGAATCATTGACGATATGGCGAAAAAGATTAAGTTGAAGCCCCAGCAAGTGAAGAATGCTTTTACTATCTTCGTGAAGGCGACACTCGAAAACCCGAACTTCTCCAGTCAGGTGAAGTCCGAGTGTACCTCCAAGTCCCCGGACTTTGGTTCGAAGTTTGAACTACCCAAAACATTCGTTAAGAATGCTCTCAAAACTGGTATCGCTGATGAACTCATGGCACTTTCAAAGTTCAAGGAGATGAAGGAACTCAAAAAGACTGACGGAGCCAGAAAGTCTAAAATTACTGGTATCCCCAAACTTGATGATGCGAACAAGGCTGGTACGGCACAATCTGAAAAGTGTACACTTATAGTGACAGAGGGTGACTCGGCGAAGACTCTCGCTGTCGCCGGCCTTTCGGTAGTTGGTCGCGACCATTACGGCGTGTTCCCCCTCCGTGGTAAGTGTAAGAATGTGAGGGATTCATCTGTGGCGCAATTGACTTCTAACCAAGAGTTTAACGACCTCAAGAAGATTTTAGGACTTCAACAAGGAAAGGAATACACGAGTGTTTCGGAACTTCGTTATGGTCGCCTCATGATCATGACGGATGCGGATAATGATGGGAGTCACATCAAGGGTCTCATTCTCAATATGATTCACGCGTTTTGGCCGTCACTACTTGACCTTGGCTTCGTCGTTTCTATGGTTACACCGATCATTAAAGCTACCAAAGGTACGCAATCCAAATCATTTTACACAGACTCCACATTCCGAGAATGGTATGGTACTGGTCAACCTGGCTGGAAAATCAAATATTATAAGGGTCTAGGTACTTCTACATCTGCAGAAGCCCGTGACTACTTCAAAAAAATTCAGGAACTCACGGTAAAGTTCGATTTTGATGTTATGACCGACGAATCGGTGATTCTCGCGTTTGATAAGAAGAAGGCTGATGCGCGGAAAGCGTGGCTTTTAGAGAGTACTGCAAAGGATCCAAAAGATCTTGAAATTCGATATGGAAATGTCAAGAATCTGAACATCACAGACTTCATTCACAAAGACCTTGTCAATTTCAGTCTTGCTGATTTGAAAAGATCTATCGCCCATGTAGCAGATGGTCTCAAACCTTCACAAAGAAAAGTTATGTACGCGTGTTTTCACAAGAATCTCAAAGATGAGATGAAAGTGGCGCAATTAGCTGCATACGTCGCAGAGAAAACCGCGTATCATCACGGTGAAGTGTCGCTCGCGGATACAATCGTTAAATTGGCAAATGATTTCACCGGATCTAATAACATCAACCTTTTGGAACCATGCGGACAATTCGGAACGCGACTCATGGGTGGAAAGGACGCATCTCAGACGAGATACATTTTTACAAAGTTGACTAAAGACGCGCGTAAGCTTTACGATCCCCGAGACGATGCTATTCTGAACTATCTAGACGACGATGGACGCCCCATTGAGCCCGAATTTTACATGCCCACACTTCCGATGGTTTTGGTAAACGGTACGGAAGGTATCGGAACGGGGTTCAGTTGCTACGTTCCACCTTTCAATCCAGAAGACATTAAAGAAAATATCAAAAGATCGTTGGAAGGTGAAACTCTTATGAGTATGAAACCTTGGTTCAAGGGTTTCACAGGGAAGGTTTTCGAACACGACGATGGTTCGTGGGTAACACAGGGTGTGTGGTCGACCTTTGGTAAGACTGTTAAGGTCACAGAACTCCCCCCGGGGCGCTGGACCCAAGATTACAAAGAACACCTAGACATCTTAATTGAGAAGAAGATTATTAGTGGTTTCACAAATAACAGTACGACCGAAAACGTGGATTTTATCATTCAAGATTATAATGGTAAAGATCTCGTTAAGGATCTCAAGCTTCAGAAGACCTTCCGAACATCAAACATGCATCTCTTCCACCCCACTCGGGGTATCCACAAGTATGAGAGTCCCGAAGAAATTCTAGAGGATTTTGTAGATCTCCGACTCGAACACTATAAAAAGCGCAAGGCTCATCTCATCGACGTATTGGATAAGCGTGCCGCGTTGTGTGGTCATAAGTCTAAGTTTGTATCGATGGTGATCGGAGGTAAACTTGTAGTGTTCAAGAGAAAGAGGCAGGAACTTGAAGAAGAAATGTCTAAAATTTTTCCAAAAATTGATGGAACGTGGGATTACCTTCTCAACATCAAAACTGTCGAGTATACAGAAGAACGAGTTGAAGCTCTTATGTCAGAAGCTCACCAGGCGCACAAGGATTTAGAGATTATGATGAAGACGAGTCATGTGACAATGTGGAAAACCGACATTAAAAATATGTAGACAATAGATAGGTATGATCGTTGAAGGTCCTAACACCGGCGCTATCCTTTCGCTCAATGCGGTAGGTAAACAGGATCCGTATTTAATAAGTGATAATCCCGAGAATTCATTCTTTAAATACGACGTGAAACAACATTCAAATTTTATTAAATATCATAGGAATACCAAGATTGATAACCCCGGGACAAAATCTACGTGGCCCATGGGTGAATCTATTACTGTGACACTTAACCCGCGTAATATGGGAGACTTGATATCTAACATGTACATACTCATCGACTTTCCTGGTCTGACAGGTACTTCGAATGTCGCCGACCAACTCGGGCGTCACATGATAGAGTCTGTGAGTATGCACGTCGATGAGATAGAAGTAGAAAAATATTACGATGATTGGGGTATCATATATGACGAAATGTATCTCGACGCATCGGAAAAGCGGACTAAAAGGTACACCATCAACCGTAACCTCGCAGAGTACACATCGATACAAAATGATGAAAGTGTCGTTCGTTCTACATCTAGGCTCATGATTCCGATTCCGTTATTTTTTTCAAGAAAATATGAAGGTGACGAGTACTCTACTAATTTTCCGAATAGACCATACTTTCCAACGTGTGCGATTCATAAACAGAAATTAGAGTTCAGAATAAAATTTCGACCACAATCATTCTTAACAAATTCAGTGGACACTGTTACGTTTGACCACTTTTACATGATTACGGAAGAAATGACCGTTTCGCCCATCGAAAGGTCCTTTTTAATGACACAAAAACAGGTTGTGACGACAGATGTGGTCAAACGTCACCCGTCGGTTGAAACTGAAATCGGGTCAAATGAAGTTAAACTTCAATTGGTACCAAAAATTCCTGTAAAGACGATTTTTTGGTTTTTTAGAAACAAGGAATTTGAGGACGAAAACGAGATAAAGGGGTCTGGTACTACCATAGAGAGTAATGTGTTTGAAAATAGATACAACTTTTCGTCGAGCGACACGTTTAGTGCAGAAAATTCGTTTTTTACTCCCGTGATGTCATCGGCCAAATTTTTTATAAATGGACAAGATTTGCCCAATATTCTAAACCCCGGCCACGCCTATTACAAATATATAGTGCCCCATGCACATCGATTGTCGAGACCGATAAGAAATATATATACATATTCATTCTCGATGAATCCGGTGAATGTGGAACCATCGGGAAGTTTGGACTTCGGAAAATTAAAATCAGATCGAACACTCATAGAAGTGAAACTGGTACCTAATTTAAATAAAGTGTATACACTCAACATGTATTACGTAGGATATCAGACGTTCATTTTCGAAAACGGGTTTATGAAACTCGCTTACTAAACAGAGTATCTTTATTATCGCGAATATAATCAACGATTTTATTTTTAATGCACCATTTGATGAAATTCAACTGTGCGACAGTCGTATGAATTTCATCAGTTGTACCGGGGATAGTGTACGTAATTTTTTCAGACCTACAAAATGGATCGAATAATTTTTTACTGTAACCGTCCAGACTCGATTTATAGGCGCAATGTACACTGAAAATGCGCCCGTCGCTCGTAGTATATGACGTATTATGTTTTTTTGAATAGTTTGTTATGAACCACTCCAAATTTCTGAGAGAAATTCCACTGGACTTTGTCAACAATTCTGTCAAAAGGAGTTTATTTTCAGGTATCTCATAAAATGTGTTTATAGATGTTAATAGTATATCTGATTTGTTCATGTTACATCATACATGTTTTACTTCTCTAACTTCTTTTTTTTGTCATCTTCACATTTCGGGCACCCTTCAATAAACCCAGATGGAAATGGGTGATTGTGACGCAATGTTGTTGTCTGTATGTGTATAGGCTCACACAAACGTTCGTCGTTTACATGAAATGAACAGAACCCCTCTTTAGTCGCCTTGTTTGTACAGAAACGACCACTTTTAGTTATACCTTGACAGTACTCAACATCGGGTAAGAACTCACGCCTCACATATTTCTTAGACACAGGAAACAGTTCAGTAACCTTTTCCAGAACTTTACAAACGCGTTCATATACACGGCGCTCAACCTCGCGTTCAATCAATTCCGTTATTTGGTCGGATAAACCCATGATACAATGTCGCGCCTACCTTTTAAATAGGTCTGAAATGAGCATCTGTTTTTCTCCCTTGGTCGCGCGTTTTTTCTTCGGAGGTTTTGCACGTTCTAACAATTCTCCGAAAATTTCAGTCTTTGGATTTTCGAATAGTGGTTCCAGCAAGTCACATACCGGATTCAGAAATTTGTTAATAAAATAATACGAATAGTCGATAGGTAAGTTGTGTTCCTCGACAAATTTTGGATCTTCAGATTTTTCAAACGCCTTCGCACGTGGATCTTCCGTCTTAATCAATAGATACGGAACTCGGTCTCCGGATCTCGGCTCCGACCCGGGTTGTCTCGCGCGCATCTTAGTTACAACGCGAACATGTGCCATATTAATGTCGCAGCTCGTCGGATCATCATCGTGTTCCTTTTCAACCTTTGAAATCGATACACTCTTACCCTTAACTTTATACGTATCAGAAAGGGATTGGCTCAGTATAAGCTTACTGTTTGGTACCTCACCTTCAAGAAGTTCGATAGCGCGTTGCCTCGCTAAATTTTTAGGTGCATCGGTATCGCTACTCTCGAGAATAACGTCAAGAAGTTCTTTACACACTTCTCGCATGTGAGGAGTATTATCTCGGCGAACGAGTTGCAATCCTTTCACATCAATGTAATCCATATTCATATTACCATCTTTACCCTTCGTCCACAGTTTAGCTGCGTACCGCTTTTTTGAATACAGAAAATATGGGCAGTAAACCTTCTCGAGCTCAAGATTGTTGGGAGCTTTAAACAAACGTGTACACTCTTCGGCGGCTCTCTCACCGATTTCCCAACTATACTCGATAGCTTCTTGCCCCTTCCGGTCACCTACGTCAAACTCTACCATAACACTATCAGTATCACCGTATCGTACCTTCGAACCCGGGAAATTCTCTTCTACGTACCGCTTTGTATCGTCGATCATACTTCTACCCTTTCTTGTCACGGTAGATGCGATGGCGACACACGGAAGCATACCCTTTGAAGCACCCGTAAACCCATACACAGAATTCATAGAAATTTTATACGCTAGCTGTTTTGCATTATACATATTCTTTGTCGCACCCGTAGATTTTGCCATATCTTTCTTCGCTTGCTTCCTGAACTGTTTAAGTTCAGATAAAATTGCAGGTAAAAGGGAAGGTACATTCTGCGCAAATTTATATTCGCCGAATGTTTCATATGTGACACCCGGTACATTATCATACTTTTTATCCATGACAAGTGATGAGTAACATAAATTGTGGGCCATCATGATAGACGGATACAAACCCTCAAAATCGAGCGCTGTTATGGGTGTATAATAAGCACCCGACTGCGCCTCGAGAACGGTGGCCCCCTCATATCCAGCGTTATCTGTATATCCATACTCGAATGCGGGTACTTTAAAACCGAGTTCCCTCGCCTTTTTCGTAAGCTGACTAAAAACTTTGATCTGCTGCCCACGCTCAGCGAGATAGTTTAACGGTACCCACGTCGCCTTTGCCATCTCGAGTAAATTCATCAGTGTGGACAACTTCGTGATGAGTTTATGTGGAAGAACTGTGTCCTTAATGCAATATTCGGCGACTTCGCGCAATTTTACGGGGTCACCTTCTTTAAAACGCATAAACATCTCCTTGGGTGACATGTCGATCTTCTGATCCCCTAAGTAAATTTTAGACACATTATCAAGTTTGTATGAATCGAGTTTATGTTCACGTTTAATTTCGTGAAACATATCGAACACGAATCTACCTGGAATTGGTACGAGTTTTAACTCATTATCCCCTAGAGCACTTGATGAAAGTTTTTTCGATACCAAATTACAAATGTGTCCTCGAAGTTTACTCAGTTGAAAGAATTCTCTTGAACAGTGGTTAAATGAAGCACGTTGCATGATGTATTCTAAATCGAAACCGAAAATATTCCAACCGGTAATAATATCAACATCATTTTCGCGTAAATATTTACTAAATCCCGTGAGCATTTCACGTTCGGTATCAAAACTGATTATGTTACAGCCTTCTAGATTAGAGTCGGTTTCACCAAAGCACAAACATGTTTTGTCGTATGGTTCATCGTCAGAACCGAATTTTTTCAGGGAAATCGCTATTTGAAAACATACATCTCCAGGAACTTTCGGATCAGGAAACTTTCCAGTAGAGCTATAACACTCGATGTCTAGCGATCCCACGACGAATGGTGCCAACACATCTGTTTTAACAGGTGTGAGTTTTTTCCAATCCTTGCAAAAAAGATCGATGTCGACATGCGCGTGACAGGCTCGAATCACACCGTCGTTCGTATCAACCCAACCGGTAGATTCTATACCAGTCTCGTGCATCAGACGAAGAACGGGGTCAATATTCGCTTCATAGATGTGAAGCTTCTTGTTGAGGTCCCGTATGGGTTTTCTCAGGCGGTTACTCACCTGCCTTCGAGCTGTCAAATCCCTGCAAAAAATTTGTAAAAATGTATACTTTTCTTCGTTCTGAAATCCCCATACATCTTTAGCTTTCACGGTGTCAAAACCCGTGATGAGATCGGCGTAACATGCATCCTCGATGTACCGCATCAGGGCCTCTTTCATCATACCTCTTGGAATCTTGACGAAAAAGTACGGTGTGTAATTCGTCGTCACACACACTGATTCACCATTACTTGTCTTCCCGAATAACCTGATAACATGCGTCTCCTCTTCGTCACGAGAATCCCATATAAGAACCTGAAACTGTACCATACTTCGTTATAGAGGTAAAATTTTAATATCTTTACATAGTAAATGTCAGCTGCGTTGATTGATCTTGTATCTAAGGGTGCTCAGGATGTATACATTACTGGCACCCCCGAGGTGTCATTTTTTCGCCAAAACTATAAGCGTCATACGAACTTCTCCATCAAACCAGAACGCATGGATTACATCGGCTCGTTCGGTAGCTCCAATGAGGTGGTCATACCCGTTCGCTCCAAAGGTGACTTGCTTAGCTATGTATGGATTGAAGCGGAAAACATTTCCAACGTTCTCACCAATACCAACGGTCTATTCTCGTCCGGTCAGGGTGACATGACCGAATTCTCTCTTCACATAGGAGGCCAGGAAGTGTGCAAGCTCGACGCACTTTACATTCAGGGTGTTCACAACATTCTCTACAACGACACTTCTTCCAAGGCCGGTTGTGCCACAACTTCGAGTGAAATTGCGGGTAACGCGAAGGCTGACGCAACAACGGCTGGTCGCGGCTCGGACTATTTCGTCATTCCTTTCTTCTTTAGCGAAGATTGGACCAAGTCTCTCCCCCTGGTCGGTCTTCAGTACCACACCGTAGAGATTCGTATCAAGTGTCGTTCGAATTTCACCCCCACGACAACGCCCGAGGTATACGGTACATACATCTACCTCGACACCGATGAGCGTGACTATTTCGTAAAGAATGACCACGAAATTCTCTTTACACAGTTACAGTACCAACCCGTAACCGAGACCGATACCGACATTGATCTCACTTATTTCAATCACCCCGTCAAGGCACTTCACCTCGTTTCATCGGCCGTCGATGGTACGAACTGGCAGTCGCAATACTCGTTCGACCGGTCGACCCTATACATTAACGGTACACCCCTCTTCGAGAACACGTCGAAGACGTTCCATCATAACGTCGTTCATGAAATGCATGTTGATACATTACCTTCCGATGTACTCGATACAGCCCCTGTGTACACATGGCCATTCTGCCTCAAGATCAACAAGTCTCAACCCTCTGGGACGCTCAACTTTTCCCGCATAGATAATGCGAAGCTCTCCGTCACGTCGCCTACTGGTGGCGCCGGTAACAATATTAACCGTGTATATGCTGTCAACTATAACATCCTCCGCGTGAAGGATGGTATGGCTGGTGTAGCGTTCGGTAATTAAATTAACCAGAAGACCCAAATCCGTGGGCGCCACGTACAGTGTCTTCAATTTCTAGGACTTCTTCGATTGGGGGCGTTTCACACCGCTCCAGAATCATTTGCGCGATTTTATCACCACGCTTAATTACGTAATCTTCAGACCCGTGATTAAACATGATGACCTTAATCTCACCCGTATAATCTGGGTCAATGACTCCAGCTCCGACATCTATACAATGCTTCGCGGCAAGTCCTGAACGAGGCGCGACACGTCCGTATACTCCATCAGGTAGACCCACTGCAATGCCAGTTCCCACTATGACTCGTCCATGTTGGCACGGCACAACAGAATCCGCAGTACTGTATAAGTCGTATCCAACGGAACCCTGGGACGCGCGAGTGGGAGTGATTGCATCGGAAGACAGCTTCTTAATCAGTAACTGCATTTAATAAGTTACGTGAAACATCTTTAATTTACTTTTACATCGAGAATGAATTTTTTATCAAATTTACCGATAGTAATTTTATCCTCTTCAGCGAGTTTTTTGATTTTTGTACCGAGTTCTAGATTGTGTTTGACAATCTTTTCGACCATCTCATTTTCGGGAACATTGGGCATGAACATCATGAAACCGATCAATTTTTGGTCCATCGAAAGTTCAGATGAACCAATTAATTGTTGAACGTTCTTAGGGACGACGCTATTCATTATACAATAAAGTTTCTTATTCTTTAGGTACTATCATATAATATATGTATATACTAAATGAAGCATACTATTGCACTAGGTTCATCTATAATTCTTGGATCGGCGTTCTATATAATAATGGAAAAATCAATCCCCACAGAGGCTAATTGTAGTTATCTCGCATCGCCAGTGACAGATGTATTAGCATTCGCGTGGGGATTTATCGTAATGTGGTACGGAGTATCCGTATACGATAACCCCATACTCACAGCGATGGGTGCAACTGTCGTAGTCGAACATGTATGGCAGTTAAAGCGAAAGGGTATTCCACAATTGCGATCAAAAAAAA